GTGCTCCGCTTCTGACAGCAGTTGATTCTAGCGTAGATCAAAACTTCATCTTTTACGGTCGGTTAGCGGTTGATACGGACTTCCTTGTCCTTGGCCAAGTCACTGTGGCGATCCAGTATTCAGCATGACAATCACCGTCGAAACCGGATCTATAGTTACGGGGGCAAACTCATACGTTTCCCGTGCTGATTATATTTCTTGGGCGTTGCAGTATGGTGTGACAATCGCAAGCGCTGAGGCCGCAGATGTAGAATTGAGAAAGGCCGCCGAGTTCATCGGTGCGCATGAAGAAAAATTAAAGGGAACCAAAACGACAAGAAATCAGCCATTAGCATTCCCGAGAAATGGAATAATTCTTGAAGGATTCTCATGGGCAAGTACCGAAATACCCTGGCAATTAATTACCTGCCAGCTTGCAATTGCCCTCGATATACACGCCGGGATGGATCCGTATAATCCTTCGCCAAATCCCAATCGAGCGAAGAAAAGCGAGAGGGTAGAAGGTGCTGTAACTGTTGAGTATTTTGGAACAAATGGTGGTACGAAAATGGGCCGGTCAAGTTCATCAACGGCGCTGCTTAATTGTTTGCTAAGAAATAATGGTTTGTTCTTGATTGAGCTGACACGGATATGACTTTTTATTCAGAAATGGCTTCTACCTCGAGTCGGTTGCTTACCGATTATGGACAGACTGTCACCATAAGTCGAACAGCAGGGAAAAATATTGATCCTGTAACCGGAGTTGTAACGCCGGGAACTACGACAACTTACTCGGTGTATGGGGTTACGACTGAGTATAAAGCTGGCGAAATAGACGGCGTATTAATCCATCATGGTGACAAAAAACTTATCATCGATACCACTGTTGATCCTTTGTTGACTGATATGGTTTCCATAGGTGGAGTTACGCACGCAGTAATCAGCATTGAAAGCAAAAATCCAGCCGGTACAGCTTTGGTTCATATTCTCCAGATCAGAAAATGACAAAAGAAATCCAAATAGGCCTGTTAGCGTCAAAACTTGGACTCAAACTTGACCAGTTAGTCAGGGGTGTCATAGTTGATCTTTTTAATGGGGTCATATTAGATACCAGAGTCGAAACAGGAAGGATGCGCGGAAACTGGCAGACAAATATCGGAGAGCCAATCTCAAGCGAGACTACAAGACTTGATAAAATCACACAGCATGAGCGTGGTGGTGGTGCGATGGATGATGTGGCCGCAAAAGTAGAGCCTGGGAAAGTAAATTATCTGTCAAACAATATCCATTATGTGCAAAAGTGGGAAGATGTTGATGGGATGATTTCCAAAAATGTTGTGCGAGTTGAAAGAAATATTGATTTGAAAATAAAGGAACTGAATAGATGATTGAAATCGATAAGGGGTTGATAAAGCGCTTTATCGATGGCAATTTCGGCCTGGCGATAGCACACGAAAACATGCCGGACACTCCCGCCGTTGGCACTCCTTACGCCGAGATTTTTGTGCTACAGAATGACGTCACATCTTTAACTTTGGCGCACACGAATTTAACCGATGGAGTTTTTAGGGTTATCCTGCATTACCCGGGCGAGTCCGGCGCAGTTGCAGCAAAAACAATGGCAGATACAATATTTGCACAGTTCAAACTTGGTTCTAAAATAGAGTATTCAGGGGTTAAAATTTTAATCACTGGAAATAAAAGGCAAAATGGAACTGTCTCTGATGGATGGTTCGAAATTGTCTTAACAGTGGCCTACCGGGCCTTTTTAAGGAGATAACACAATGGCTGACGATCTAACAATTGGTTCCGGAACAGGACTGTACGTATCCGCCGGAGTACCAGCAACGTACGACGCTGCCGGGTACGCAGCACTGGTGTGGACAGAAGTTGGTGAAGTAGAAAGCCTGCCAGACTTTGGCGGTAAAGCAACCGTGGCCACGTTCACAGCCCTGAAAGATGGTATCGTAAACAAAAAGAAAGGGTCGATTGATTACGGTGAGATGGCGATCCCGCTCGGGATGAAGACCACTGACACCGGGCAAGCTGCATTGATGTCAGCATTCGACGGGGCCAACAAAAACGTCGTTCATTCTGTCAAGGTCAGCAACTCCGAAATTGGTGTGATTTACTTCACAGCCGAAACAACGAGTTATACCTACAATATCGGCGATGCCAATGCGATCACCAAAAACACCGTAACTTTTGCGGTCAAGACCAAACCCATTTTTGTTTCGACCGTCTACACGGTAACCTATGTCTCGGCTGATGCACACGGTACAATTATCGGCGAAGCTGTTCAGTTGGTAATCTCCGGTGGTACGACTACTCCAGTATATGCCGCGCCAATCGCATTGTATGAGTTCACCAAGTGGCTTGCCGACAACAGCACGGCAAACCCAAGAAGCGACACTGGTGTTGTTGCAAGCGTCACCTACACCGCGACTTTCACTTTGATCTAATTTTCGGGTAACCGGAACGGTCTGGCCTGGTTCGCTGCCATTGGGTCAGACCGAATTTTAACGACAGCGAAAACAAAAGGACAGCGATAAGATGAAATTGAAACGACTTGATACGAAAAGCGCCTACGAAATTCCGGTAAAATGTACGATTACCGATGCCTTTACGAGTGACCAACTGATTGGTAGTGATGGCAAGCCAATGGAAATATATCTCTATGGCGCTGAGTCGGAACAGGCCAGAAATGCAGTTCGTGAAAAAGACCGGAAATACGGAAAGAAGAAGCTGACTGAGGAACAGGTGGCCGAGTTCAACGCTGATTTTTTGGTCGCTATCACTCAGGGTATTTCGCCTAATTGGGAAGGTGACGACGGATCGGCGATTGTCTACACCAGGGCTGTCATGCGTGAGCTGTATAAAGATAATGACGGTCTCCGTCTCCAGGTGATTCGTTTCACCTCTGACGTTTCCGAGTACGCCCCTCCGATCTGCCCAAAGTCGTCAAAGGGCTTGTCCAGTGGGTCAGGAAGTTAGCCTGGTTACACGCAAGCCCGGAAGGTGATAAGCAAAATAGAACAAGATTTGAATTGTTGCGCGGGAAAGAGTCTGCGAATATTGAGTATCCTGCGTTTGGGAAATATCTTATCGACTCGCTGCTTGAAGTAGGCCCGTCGATGAGTGGGATGTCAGGGCCGGTATCGGTAACTTTTCAAGAGATTGAAGCGTGGGCAAAGACGACAAAAACTGTTCTCCTTTGGTGGGAAGCGTTACTCCTTAAGAAGCTAAGTCAAGAATATTGCTCTCAGTATCATATTTCAGGAAAAGACAATTGCCCAATGCCGTCAACAGCTGGCAGTAGCGATAGAGTAAAAGAACAATTCAAATCATTAATAAAATCGAATACATAGACAGCGAGGGTTAGAAATGCCAGAAATTACACGCCTAATCCTCGCCGTTGATTCGACTCAAGTCGGCAAAGCAAAGACCGAGGCTGACAAGCTTGACAAGTCATTACTGAAGGTAAAGTCGTCTGCCGGAGATTTTGAGAAAGAGATGGCGAAAGTGACCGGTACGCTGCAAAAGTTAACCATCGTAGTCGCTGGAGTATTTGCAGTAGACAGGCTGAAGGCCGCTGCTTCTGGATTTTTAACCATTGCCGACGCAGTAAAAAGCCTCGATTCAAAATTATTGATTACCGCCAAAACCACCGCCGACTATATCGCAGCTCAACAGACAGTAATTTCAGTCGCCAAACAATCACACCAGCCTCTACAGGAAGTCGGCCAGCTCTACACGCGCATGGCCCTGGCGACCAAAAATCTCGATGTCAGTCAAAAAGATTTAGCCGACACCACCAAGGCCGTTTCCCTCGCCGTCGCTATGAGCGGGGCTAGCGGGCAAGAGGCTTCGGCGGGTTTAATGCAGTTCGCCCAAGCTATGGGCAGTGGCAAACTGCAAGGCGATGAATTGCGCTCCATCATGGAGAACTTGCCACAGCTTGCCTCTATCTTAGTCGATGGCGTTGGCGGCTCGATGGCGAAATTCCGAGAACTTGGCACCGCTGGAGCATTAACAACGGAATGGATGGTTGGTGTTTTAAAAAAGGCCCTGCCCGAGATTGAGGCTCGGGCAGCAGGGATGCCAATCACGGTGGCAAAGGCCACCAACGATCTCAAAAACTCTATGTCGGAGTACGTCGGCCAAGTAGATCAAGCCGCCGGAGTATCAACTAAAGCTGCCACAAGTATCGCTTTTTTAGGCAAGCACCTAGAAGCTGTTGCCGAAGGTGGAGTAATGGTTCTGGCTACTGCCCTTAGCGTTCTAGCCGGTAAAGGGTTGCAGTCAGTAGTATTGGCGCTACCTATCGTTATCTCAAAGATGCAAGCCTTGACGGTGGTGGCGGCTGAAAATGCCAAAGCGACTATGGCCTCTACTGCTGCTCGTGTTGCCTCTTCGGAGGCTGACATGTTAGCAGCTTCAGCAAAAATAGCATTAATCAAGCAAGAGCAAAATCAGGTTATAGCCCTATTTGCAGAGTCAGGAGCCACGGAAGCGGCGATGCTTGGCCAAAGGGCCTTTGCCGCTACTACGGCCCAACTTGCCGTGGCGCAAACAGAATTGCAAGTAGCGACTGTAGCCACCGCCGAAGCACAAGCGGCACAAGCGGCAGCGCAGACGGCAGGCAAAGCGGTTGCCTCTGGACTCATGGGGGCCGTGCTCGGCCTGGTCAATCCGATCATGCTGGTCACAATGGTGCTCGGCCTGGGGGCTACAGCCTGGACGCTTTGGGGAAAGAAAG